AGACGGTGTTTTCCGTAACGACACCCCGACCTGCCAGCTCAAGGCGGTTGACATCACGCTGGACGAGCCGTGGAACCTGAAACCCTATGTGCATTTACAACGTGACGACGCCGACCAGGTTACCCGTCCGACCTGGAACCTGAGGTTTTCGATCCAGGAACCGTTCTACCGATTCAAGGCCGTGAATGACGTCAGTGAGTGCGCACGCACGCAGGGCTACCAAGTGGCTGCCGCCTCTGACGAGGCCTATATCAACCAGCCCATTGGACCAGTGCTGGGGCCGCATGTGCTATGCATACTCGGGGTGCAAAAGGCCGAGCAGCCGCTGACCGAAGCGCTGCTGCGCAATGTGTTCACCCATTCGGTGTTCCTGACCAACCCGGCACCTGCACCACAGCTCAAGCACCGCTATCACATCGCCTGGGAAACCCAGCACAACGGTTTTAGCCAGCATTACTACTACAGCGTGAACGCGTCGATCAGCGCCACCTGTGGCGATATTGACGACGATCGCTACGCCCTGGCCATGGACGGCATTTTCCTTGATATAGCAGAGCTGCCAATCGCGCTATGCAGCTATGCACGCAACAACGCTGGGCAACCGTCCGCCATTCGCACAGACGTGATCACAGGCGCAACGGTTCGCTCGCAGCGTAAGGCCAGGTGAGGCAGCGAGATGTTTTAAGCAAATGTTGATGACTCAAGTCAGCGCAATCGAGGGCAATGCCCGAAAGGCACGACTTGAGCGGGATCACTTGGGCTCTCCCCCGCCGAACCACAGCGGGGGCGACCCGGTTACCATTGGCCAGAGAGCCAACAGGTTGCCGCTTCAATCATGCTGAAGTGGTACCACGGCTGAGAATCCTGGCAACTGGTGGCGAACGACGCATGCACGCTTGAAGTCGCTAACAGGCAGGCTGCAGCAGTCGTATAAACGTACTTTTTTATAGTCATCTTCACTCCCCTTCCCATCATTAATACATTGGCTTGCGCTTCCAACGTTAATAGTGGGCTTGAGCGAGGATCAATTAGGGCAGGTGTGCTAATGGAGTATCGACATGCCCGGGACAACGCCCATCGACTTCACACCAGCCATTTCAGGGGAGTGTCCTGCAGCACTGGGCAATCATGCACGCAGCCTTACCACAGCAATATGTTCGCTGTGCCCAGCCGTCGTCAGCGCAGATAACACTTATCGAACCAGAACGGCTCTAGCGTCTCGCTCAGGTGTGTCTGCGCCTGTGGATGAGCGGCATTGATCAGATAGTTAGTCGCGTGCGGCAGCAACGCAGGCGGCACTGGCAGGAGCAACTCCACGCCCTCATCCAACCAACGGTTGCCGACCGACTGCGAAGTCGGTTCATTGGCCTGCCAGCCCACCGGCAACGCCGGCGGTGCGCCCATCAACGCCTCCGGCGCCACATCCATGCGTCAGACGCACGACCCGCTCTGACTCGGCCTCGCTAAAGCGTGCATTGCTGCTCAACCGGCGTCGGATGGTGCTCTCCGGCGCCACCAGTGACAGCGATAACTTCAGCTTGCTGGCGACGCGCTTGTAGCTGTGGGTGGAAATGCCCGCAACCACGATACGCAAGGCATCGGACTCCGATGCGAACTGAATATCCAACAAACGCGAAACGCGCCATTCGCCCGAACACGGACTCGTCAGAGACGTGGGACTGAACTGCCGTGCTCATAGACATGCCCACCATTTGATCAAATTTATACGTCAAATGGCGCCAGGTTTGCAATGACCAGACAAGGTCACGGAGGCGCGAAAACCTCGGGCCCACAACAGCCCACGGTGCGGTAGGGGTTTTAGTAGGGTTTTTTTCGCAGACATGAAAAAGCCCAACCGGTGAAAATTGGGCTAAGTCATTGAATAATATGGTCGGGACGGAGTGATTCGAACACTCGACCCCTAGCACCCCATGCACGCAGTACCTCTGTAAGGCCTTGTTAAGTAGCTGTTTTTATTGGCGCTCGCTGCAATCGACTGCCCACAAGAGCTTACAAGTGCGTGAGAGAGTCACGCAAATGTCACGCACCCTCCCCGGCGTCCTGCCGACGAACACCACTCCCAAATCCGATACACCTCGATTACTGTACGCACATACAGCATTTGAGCTAACCCATCATGAACATCGACGAAGACACCTCGGCGTGGCTTGGATGCCCTGCGCCCCTGGAAATGTACAAGCATCAATGCGCCTTGCTCGAGGACGAGATCGCTTCACTGCGCAATGACCTGCGCGCCGCCCGTGAAAATATCGAGGGTCTGATCCAGATGAACGGTGATCTGGCCGCCGGCAAAGCATCTGCTGAGGCAGCGCTCAAAAAAGAAATCGCCAACATCGCCAGAGTAAATTACGAAAACTGGGAGCTTGGTGGAAAGATGCACGGCCTTGAGGTGGTGGTAGAGCAGCGTGACCACCTGTTCAGGCAGAATCAGAGGCTGCTGATGGAGCTGAAAGATCTCAAGGCGCTGCTGCCGCCGGGCTAGCATCCTCCCGAACCAACAACTCTCTTTGCCAACGATCAAAATTGCGCTTATCTTCGCCGCCTAACCTGCCACCACGGAAGGATCATAATGATAGCCCCACTCCCTGCAGAACTGCTGACCCTGTTCGTCATGACAGAAAAAGGACTGGCCTTTGCTGAACAGGCTGTTTCCCAGTTCAAAAACATCATTGCTGAAGTAGTCATCGGCCAAGATGCGGCAACCACCAACGATTACTCAGCTGAAATCGCCGAGGTGTGCGCTAAGGCTGGCATCAAGCACTGCCTGCGCAAAGACTTCCAGGGAATTACCTCTGAATACGCCATGGCCATATCTTGGCGCTGGCTGATCGATCACCCGGCGCAGAAGCTGATTGTTTTCCATGACTCGCTATTGCCGAAATACCGAGGATTCGCGCCACTGGTAAATGCCCTGATCAACGGCGAAAGCAAGGTCGGCGTATCGGCTATCTTCGGTGCCAGCGAATACGACCGAGGCGATATCATCCATCAGACATCCGTGCCGATTCGCTACCCGATTACCATTGCCCAGGCGATCACAGCGGTGAACGAGTGCTACCTACATTCAGGAATGGCGGTTCTTAAGACTTTGTCCAGCGGCGAGCCACTGACGGCCAAAGCACAGGACCATGGGGAAGCAAGTTATAGCCTGTGGCGGGACGATGAGGATTATCGAATTGACTGGAGCCAGTCAGCGAGGAAGATCCGGCGCATGATCGATGCCGTCGGCGAGCCCTACAAGGGCGCGCTCTGCCACATTGACGGGGTTGCGGCGCGCGTAATTGCTGCCGAAGACCTTGAGGATGTGCAGATCGAGAACCGAACTGCCGGAAAGGTGATATTCGTCGAGGAAGGGCTTCCGGTGGTGGTATGCGGCACGGGCTTGCTGAAAATCACGACATGTGTGGCGGACGAGAGCGGCGCAACACTGCTGCCGCTCACCAAGTTCCGCGTGCGCTTTACCTGACCCTATCGGTCGAGCCAGCTATACACTTGCTCTCAGGTCACTCCACAGGCACTGGCTTGGTCAGCCATTGCAGCCAGATCGCGCTCATGCCAGCACCTTCAGGGCCTTGTCGTATAGCGCCTGGCGATCCTCCAGGCCGTTGATTCCGCCATTGATGCGCCGTGTGATCTTCACGAACTCGCCCTGATCAGCCAGCTTGTTCAGACCCTTGGTCGACCAGAACCACGCCGCCGACATCGCGGCGTATTGCGGTTGCTCAAGCTGCTCAGGCTGATTGATCAGGTCCAGGCCCAACGCTTCACCGCATGCCACGTAGTTCGCACGGCCGGTGATCTGGATCAGGCCACGGCCACGGTACTTGGAGCCGTCCCCCTTCACCGTGTTGCCAAGATCGGCGCGGCCCTCATATCCGAGCTGCTGGGCGGTTGGGCCCCATATCTCACGAACGTACCGCAGTTGCCCCGACTCGTGGCCAACCTGAGCAATGAATGCAGCCATTCGAAGTTTGGTGTTGATCTGGAACCGATCCATGGCCAGGTTCAGCGCAGATGCAAAAACGCCGGCGTTTCGGCCGGCGTTCGGTGTGATCTGCAGAAGCTGCTGCTCGGTAATGGGCATGCTTTTCTCCAGGCGAAAAAATACCCGCTAATAGCGGGTTCCGGTCTTGGCAACACTTTCAGACGGGAACCTCCCCGCATGCAATTTTTTAGGAAGGCGCAATAGGGCGGCTCGACGGGTCTGGAAATTCCTTGTGCTCTGGCCAGTCGCGCAGTCGAGCACGATACTCTTGGAGCGCCCCATATTGGGCAGCGGTTAGCGTTGTTGGGCTTCCCACGTCCAATTGGTCCCGATGACGGGTAACAACTCCGTCTGATGCTTGAAGCTCTGCATCTCGCCACACTCGCTCCTTGGTCTCGCGTTCATCCTCTGTCAGCGCAACAGGAGGCGCTGACTTAGGTATACCCCCGGCGCCAGGGACCACTCGCCCGCCACGCTCACGCACGTCGAGCATTTTCTCGTACAGTTCCGCTGACACTTCAACCGCATCGCCTTCCAGGGTGCAATAGTCATCACCTGGATATCCGTGAATATCTGAACGAAAAAAAGCAGTCGTTGAAGGGCTAAAGTAATATTTCATTTTATCTCCCAATCGCAATGGCACGGAAACGACCTTCGGCTGAGAAACTACCGCCGGCGCTTATTAGGAAGCGGTCTTTGGTAACGTCACCTAAAACAAGGCCGAAGTTATTTCCATACCCGCCTGATGTAGTGCTCAGAAGCACAGGAAACACGCCTACGCATTCTGTAGGAAAGGAAACGGGGAAGAATTTATAGTCTGATGCGGATATGCTTTCCGTAACGTCGAAAATCTGCTGAATATAGCCGTTTGGCAGCTTTAAGGTTGCCACCCCGGACGCGACAGTAAACGGCATGGATTGCTTGGTCTTTAGCGCGGTCATTACATCAGTATCATTCGAAGCTGCTAATGCAGTTGCAGTTGTTGCAATTCTTGCACCACCAAAAACCGTTTCAGTTGATTGCAATACTCCTTCCGCATACCACGCGTTAATCCCGTTAGATGTAAGAGTGAAGGTAGAGCCCTGTTGAACTAGGAAGTTTGTAACTACGCTCGGCGGGAAGTTTATGGTGTCAGATCCGGCCACATACAACTGCATTCCGCCAGCTCCATAACAGTAGATCGTTATGGTTGCACCTGGCGGAAGCGCCGCGGCAGAAGGCAACACTGTGTTAAACAGCGAGGCGGCGTTACCCAATATCAGCCCGCCGGCGTTTGCGGCAGTCGCAGTGTAGGTAGTGGTCGCGACAGCAATGGAAGAATATTGCTTCCCAACCCCTCTTACAAACGCAGTTGTAGCAAAGTTTTGCGAGTTATCGAACTGGGCCTGTGTAACTCCAGTAGAACTCGGAAGTTGGTCGAGAAGAACAAAGTCTGTCCCATCATAAAAGATGTCCGAGGTCTGACCTGCGGAGATTGCTGCCGGAATCTTTCCTGCAGACGAGTTGTACTGCTTAAGGTTGACCGCGCCAAGACCGGAAACGTTAATTGTCGGAGTGGCGCCGCCTGCTGCGCCGAACAAAACCTGAAAGCGATGATTGAGTGCATACACGGCAATCGCTGGAATCGGCGTCAACGTGAACGCTGGCGAGGTGCCGCCAGCGGAGTACGCAGTCAGGGTCTGACCTTGCACCTGGTTAGCGGTTACCGCGTGCTGTCTCTTTGAGGCCGGAGCAACCTGCAGGCCGCCGCCGCTGCTTTCTTGTAAGACCCAGGAGCCGCCACCAATAGAGCTATTCCACTGTACCCATACATCACCACTTACGACAATTTCGCCACCCTGGAGTGCCGAGTGGTTGCCGCCGATAATTGGCGCGGCGGTGATGCCGTTTGGGCTAAATGTTGATGCCCCGGTGTTATTGTTAGCAGCCTTGAATCGAAGTACTAGAGAGTCCGAGATGGTTACGGCTGGCGAATAGGTGGCCGCATAAGCGTTGGCAGTGCCAACATCTTGAGCGTAGGTCGTGTTTCCGCTCTGGATCGACTGGATGATGCCAGACGGCAGCAGGGGAGCTCCAGAAAACTGCGCGATGCTGCCGGAGTTGATAACGGTCTGCCCGAACGCCACGGTTACGACATACAAGCCAACATAGCCGCTGTCTGGAGCAGGAGTGACCTGACTACCTGTAGCGGCCGATGCGCCGGCCTTTACTTGAACGATAGCCACGCCTTTGCGGACAGTGTTCTGAGTCAGGCCGTTGTTGCCCATACCGCTGAATGGCAGTGCTGGGTTCGCACTGTTGTAATACGGGAGCAGGACTGGGGTCGAGTCTTGGTCTTGATATGTTGCCTGGACCAGGTAGTTGATCGACTGCCCTGTGGTAGTCGGCGCCGGGCAGGTCAACGTAACGCCATCCAGCAAAATACCCTGCTTCAGGATCGAGTGGGTGGTATCTGCCGGAAGAGTAGAAAAAGCCAGCGAGTCGATATTGGCCAGCGCGTATATCTCGCCAGGTGACACGACCACCTGAAGCGATGCCGGGCCGGTCGGAGTTACGGCAAAGCCATTGGCGATGGTGCTGGTGCCAAGCATGGCGGCGGCCAACTTGGCGCTACCGATCATAGCGTCTTTTGCCATCTGCAAAAGCGTGGTTTCAGGCAGGATCTGGCCTGGATATACGATCTGTCTGTCCATGGGTGCCCCAATAAAAAGGCCCGCACATGGCGGGCCTGGATTCGAATGAAGGGTTTCAGTTGGTAATGCGGTACCAAACTGTGGTTCCGTAAGGCTTGGTCGCCTCGATAGCGGCAACGATGTCAGCGTCAGATACTTCCGGGAAAAGCTGGGCGGCAGGCAGTAGGCCGCTAGTCGTCGACAGGCCAAACCAGTTTGTTGCGATCCCTGGCCAGTTCGCGGCGCCATTCCCTACCGGGCGATACGCTGTCACGAAGGCTTGGTATGGGCAGCTCGTCGAACCGATAGGCCCCGCGACGCCTAGTCCTAGCGTTAGGCCAAGACAGCCGCAGTCATCGGGTTTTGCAGGCTCAATGATCAGTGGCCGTCGGCCGGTCAGATCGAAAAGAACCTGGTCCATGCCGTGCCGCGTTGCTCGCTCCCTGAAAATGTTGATAAGGATTCGATTGCGGTAGCTTGCGTCAAGCTGGCCCGAGTATCGGATCAGACCATTACCGAAGAAGTCGAGGCCGATCATGTCGAGCCAGCCATCCGTCGCGGTCTTGATCCTGGTCTGCGACCTCGCATAGAGATAAAGAGTGAATCCCCACGAGAGCGCTTGTGCGTAGCCCCATAACAAGGCGTCGCGCACAGGATTGTTGTCGCCGAACCACCCGAACGGCAGCAGGCTTTTCAAGCGCTCGAACATGTCGCTTTGGTCGCCAACGCTCATTTAAGCCACCGTCACTGTGCCTGGTCGGATGACCTGTTTATTGGTTGCGCTCAGGTCGGCCGTGCTGCCGTTCAGAAGCACCGCTGACACGTTGGTGATAGCCGGGGTAACGCTGTATGCAACGGCTGCGAGCTGCGTATAAGGAAGGATCTGCCCAAGCGCAAGGCTGGAGATATACGCCTGGATAGCGGCAACCACCTGGGTAACCACCACGCTGTGCACGACTGTTGAGTCGGTGGTGATGGTCATGCTGACATTGGCGCTCACCAGCACTGGCCCAAATACCCCGTAGCGAGTGGTAAATGCCCTGGCAGACTCAATCGCGGCACCTGCTGTCACCAAGAAGGACCCCGGCGGCGCCCCGCTGCCGTCATCCACGACCGCATAGAAGTAGCCGTAGAGAAGATTGCCGCTGTAGTCCTGATTCTCGGTCAAGGTGAAACTGACACCCTGCTGCATGGAAGACAGGGCGTATTGGATTGCGGCCTTTGTCCCCTTTGACAAGGACTGCACCCAAAGTACGAAGCGCGCACGAAATTGCGTGTCTTCCTCTTGGTCCACGCCGCCAGCGAACACTGCAGCATTAGTAAGAGTATCGATGCCGCTGATGCTGCCGACGATCACGGTGACCGTACCTATCAGGGCATTACCTGCCGCGCCGGCGGTGCTGGCCACAACCGGCACGGTAGCCGATGCGGTGCCGGCCGGGATCAAGTAACCACCCAGCCCTGCGTTGTACATCGCGTTCGCCGTGTCGATCGTTACCGTGTACTGCTGTGAGCCGTCCGTTGAGCCGACAATCGAGCCGATCGGGATTAGTGCGGAAACAGTGGGCGTGAACCGCGAATAGGTGACGCTTCCGGTGGCGAAGCTCGCAGACAGTCGGAAGAAGCCAAAGTCAGCCATCCAACTGTCAAGATCGGCGCCGGAAGATGTGGCCGCGCGTGTGGTAGTCAGTAGCGTGACGATCAACTGCTGGAGCCACTGCAAGATGCTTGCATTGCTTTCGGCTATGGCGCGGAGCAGAGAGCCGATGGTGAAGTCCACAAGCCCGGCAGCTCGGCCCTGGATCGCCGTCACCTGGTCACGCACCAGCGTGGTGAAGTCCTTGATATTGAGCGATGCCATATCAGCGATTTACCTCAAACGAGAGCGTCACCGGCTCGCCAAGCGGCGCATCGGTGTAGCTGATAGTCACGGAAAGGGTCTCGTTGGCAACGGAGACCGAAATAACGGGCGCAGGCTTCTTTGCTACACAGTCCTCAAGCAGGATCTGTCCGCGTATAAGGGCGATGATCTCTGGGATGTTGGTGAGAGCTCCAACGTAGCGGCCCAGACCAGCGCCGTATTCAGTGTGGAACAGGTAGTCGCCCGGGTTGGTGATCAGTCGTCGTAGTATCCGTTGCTTGCCGCGCTCAATGCCCTCCACAGGGGAGAGACTGCCGGTCGGCGATAACGAAAGGTCGTCGCCGGCGTAGTGATTTAGGTCCTTCATGGCACAGGCACTCCAGATGTTCCGGCGCCCGGCATTACCTGGCTGGATTTGTGAAGTTTCAGGCTGATCGTGTCGGCCTTGACGTCACCCCCGGCGACCACGATTCCCGTTGAGTCAGTCACGGTAAGCGTGTGATCCATCGTTACCGGGCCCCCAGTGAAGTGGTGCTGAGGGGAGTCATAGTTGATGACCGTGTCGGAGTGGACGCCCAGAGCTGCTACGGTGTGCAGCGTGACGGTGCCGTCGGTGTTGAATTTGAGCAGTGACCCTGACTCGTGAACGATCCAGGTGTCGCCAGACGGCACCGGCATGGGCAGATTCAGCGAATTGGTATGCCTGGCCGTGACTTTCCCCAAGTTGGGGTCGCCAGACTCAAAAGAGACCGTCACCTCGTCACCGATCTGTGGACCAACCTGCACGCCCCAACCATTACCGACGCCCGGGCAGTCCAGCTTGATCCAGTTCGTTTCCCGCCCCTCTGGCTGGATCGCAACCTTCACGACGCCATTCGATGGGTCGTAACCGGTGATCGTGCCAGTCCGTGGGCCAGTACCGTCGTCGCCAAGGCGCTGCCTGGCAGCATTCATGAGGTTGTCGATCATGGCTGCACCAGAGAGTTAGGGTTATGGTTCTTTGCGGTCAGGCTCATCGTGTAGCCTGAGTCGAAACTCATTGAGCGGCGCACAGCATCGACGTAATACAGCTGATCGAACCCTGAACCGGTGCCTTCCTGGCGAACAATGGTGTTTGGCATCAGCAGGTTGTCGCCAGGCATCGAGCAGGACATGCGCATTTCATGGTCGGTGATCTGCTTGTGGGTCTTCTGCGCCAGCAGAATGGCTTGCGCCTTATCCAAGCCGTTGCGCTTGATCTCGTAAACCTGCCGCTTCGACGTTGACTGGCCTGGCGATATGCCCTTTGCCGAGTTGTTCGGGTAGGTCGCCGTGACCGTCTTCCCGTCCTTGTAGGAGATGACCTGCACCGTTACGCCGAGCGCCAGGGTCAGATCGCGCTCGAAGGTAATGTCGTCGGATGTGTTCGACTGAGGGTAGTGGTAGGCGTTTGGCTCAACCCAGCGGATCACGTATTGATCGGTGGTCTGCGGGTCCAGTGCAGGCTCGTAGTGCAGCTCGTTGCCGCTCACATAGACCTGGAAGCCATCAAGGCCAGCGAAGTACGCCAGCAAGTCCCACTCTGTGCGCTCATCAGTGACGTGCGCGTGGTCCCACTTGGTAATGCCCCCGACTTGCGTAGTCGTGGCCGTCACGACCGGTGTGAGTCCGCGCCGGGCTGCCAGCAATGTGACCACCTGGCTAGTGGTCATGTTGGCGAATTTCTCGTTGGTCTTGTGATCAATGAAGCGGCTGGTGTAGTCGCGTCCGCTGATCGTGACCTCGAACTTCGCCGGCCGGATAGACAGGTGATCGACTGCGCCGACGATCAACTCTTTCCAGTCCTGAGTGCCCTGATTGATCAGGCCGGCCCAGATTGAAACGTCAATCGATGTCTGCGCCCCCCACCACTGGGTGGTGTTGTATGGCGGAGGCAAATCGCTCAAGACCAGCACAGCCGAGAAGGTGTCAGCAGAATAGAACGCGTTGCTGTCAACCTCGAAGGAGTAGAAAGGCACATGAGCGCCGTCCAGAAGCAGGCGCCCGACCACCTGCCGGACAAGCTGTTCCGTCTCTCTGGTATTCAGGTCCACTTATTCACCTACTGGGATTTTTATGGTCTGGATGCCGTCGAGGCGCGGGTCAGTGATGCTGTTTGCCGCGGCGATCTCGGTCCATCGGGATTGGTCGCCGTAGGCGTCTGCTGAGACCTTCTGCAGGCTCGTATTGCTCGTGGTGATGCTCGACGTGCCGTTGGCCAGCGGTCCGGACAGTACGTTCTTCTGCATCCGGTCCAGCACGCTCTGCATCTGATAGAGCGGTGCGAGCTGGGTCAGTGCCGCGCCTTGGCGCAGGACATTGTTGGCCGCGCGCGCCACCGGATTGCCTGGAACCAGGCCGCCCAAGGTCGTGATGTCGTTCACTGACGCACCGACCTGGGCAATCACCGACTGGACGACTGCCTGGGCAGCAACCAATGGGCGGATAACCGTCTGGATCGTGTCGATGGTCGCATTGGCGAAGCCCTGGACCTGCGACACGGCACTTTTCACGGTGTCGATGGCGGTACTGACTGCGCTGGAGTTGATGATGCTGGCCAGGCCAAGCGATTCGCCCACGTCGCTGTTGATCAGCGAGTCAAGCGTGCCGGCCAAGGCGTTTTCGGTGATCGGAGTGTCAAGGCTCGACACAATCATCAGTTCGATGGTGTAGAAGCGCCGGTAGACGTGCTCAAACTCATGGCTGAAGGACTGAATGACCACGCTGTAGTAGTAACCGTCAATGCTGAACGCCATGGGTGCGCCGACGTCACGCAGGGTTTCCAGTGCGGTAACCCGCTCCCCTGCTGTCGCGCCGGTCATCCAGCCAGACCACGACAGGTTGTCGTAATCCACGCCCAGCACGTCAACAATTCGCTTCCCACCTACCAGCTTGTGCACCACCAACTGCTGCTTTGCACCAAGCCTTACGGCCGGCGGCACCTCAAGCCCGGTGAATTCCACGTCGCCCACTATCAGGCGCGTGGCAAAGGGGTCCCCGCCCGGAGCAAAGTTGTCCAGGAATTCAGTGAAGCTCATCGGTTATCACCTTGGTAAGGTTGTGCTTGGGGTGCCAGGCATCAACATGCTGCGGCTCGGATCAAAACCCTGGGTGCCGGTACGCGGGCGCATGGCTTCCTTGGCCGCCCTCTGAATTACTACGTCGGTCAGCTTCTTGCCGTCCAGGTACAGGTTGATGTTCTGATCGCCTCCGCTGGACTGCTTGCTCGGCACTGGTGCGACCATTGGCGACCACGGCTCTTTCGGCTTGCCGCCGTTGCGGTAGTCGTCGGCGAAGGTGGTCTTCGATATCTGCATCGACGCTGGCAGGATGGCGTTAGCCCCGGCAATCAGCGTGTTGAAGATCGTCTGCCAGCCGGTCATAAACACCAGCGCGAAGGACTTGAATGCCCCGCCGATATCGCCATGGAACAACTGGACGAAGCCAGCCTTCATGTCGCCCCACATCAGCTTCAGGGCCCCGCTGATCTCTGCCCAGTTATTCCATAGTAGGAACGCCGCAGCAGCGATAGCGGTGATGACCAGACCGATAGGGTTCATGAGCAGCGCTCGGCCAAGGAACATCACGGCCTTGCCTGCGTTCATGATGAACATCACAAGATAGGTGCCCATCCTGGCGATAAACGGAATCATGGGCGCGAGACCACCAGTGGCAACGAACACCAAGGCTTTCCCAAGCAACCAGAAACCGCGCCCAGCTGCGATAACCATGTTGATCAGGCCGCCAGTGATCAGGAAGGCTGCCAAACCCATAAAGGCGTAAGTCAGTGCCTTTACCTTGCCAGGGTTGGCGTCGATCCAGACGGTCATTTTCTTGATGGCGTCGTTCAGTCCGTCCACGGCTTTGATGGCAAGCGGCAGAATGACTTCGCCGAGTTTCAGTTGAAGATCGAGCCACTTCTTGCCCAGCTCAATTTCCTTACCCGCCAGGGTTTTCTTGGCGTTCGCATCAAGCTCATCGATACCGGCGGCACCGGAATTGAGCTTGAAGTTTTTCGCCATGCTCGCCTGCTGCAAGTACATGGTGGAATAGAGCTGTGAGGCGGTGCGGTTGGTAAAGATTGCCCCGATTTCGTTGAGAACAGCCTGTTTATCAGTGATCCCTTTACTGGCGAATGCTGGCAGCATGACCGTCTGCATCCACTTCATCGGGTCAGCAACCATCAGGTCGCTACCAGCCACAGCGCCAGGCTTGATCTGCTTGATGTTCCCGACCTTGTCGTAGTCGACCATCTGCGGGTTGAGCATACCGATGCGCATCAGTTCGTTTGCCGCGCGCTGGGTGGTCCGACCCTGGACAAGGTTCTGGTACGCAGACATCAGGCCTGTACCGACGCGCTGCCCGCCCATCTCTTGGATCAGCGGCTCCATCGCGTAGTAAAAGTTCTCGTCCTTCATGCCTTTGGCGGCAACACCACCAGTTTTGATGAAGTTCAGATACTCGTTCGCCCCAACACGGCCGCCAGTCGCAGTTTGCACGCGCTGGACCATGTTGGCCTGATTGGTAAACGCCTCCTGACTAGCGAGACCGCCACGCATTTCAATGACCTTCAGCATGTCCATGAATGCCTTGTCTTTCATGGCGCCGCCTTCGTCCCCGTACAGCGCGGCGTTGGCGAACTTCATCTTGGCCAGTAGCGGGGTCACCATCTGCGCTTCGTGGAAGTCGCCGAATACCGTCTGCGCGTCACGCAGAAGGCCGAGGTTTTCCCGGATGCTTGTGCCGTAGGTGTTCATGCCGCTTGCGAACTTCACTGCGTCGGCGGTGACCTTGTCGCCCAGGCCGAGGGAGCGAAAGCGCTCCGTCTCGTTTTGGAATTTCTTCGCCTCGTCGAGCGGGCCCTTGAGCATCGAGGCCAAGCCCAGACCGCCGGCGAACATCGCGGCGCCGATTGCGCCTTGCTTACCGATCGAGGCCAGTTTGGCATTCAGCTTGTCGACGTCGCCACCGGTGGAGGCCAGGCTCTTGCTGATCATGGCCATGCCGGCACTGACGTGGTTGATCAGCGACAGCTTGACAGCGACGGAATACGCCTCAAATGCCATAATGAGCTTCCCTTTTGTGGTGTTGGATCACATGGCAAATAATCAGCGCACGTATCAGTGGGGTGAATGGCCGGATTCATGATGTCGAGGCTATGCAGGAGAAGCGGCGGCGCCGTCCGCGCATGGGCATTCAGACCGGCCTGCTCGTGTTCACGCTAAGCAGCCTGACACTGGTGTTTGCCGGCAGTGCGCTGGCATTCGTCGCCATCGTCCTCTACTCAGTCCTTTTCGGGTGAACAAATGAGAAAAACAGCCGCTTTCTTGGCAATGGCCGCACTGTCCGGCGCCGCGTCGGCAGCCGACATGCAGCTCAACGGTGAATACGGTTGCGAGGATCAAGCAACGCAGCGGTCGAGGCAGGTCCTGATGCAGAACATCGTGTCAGATAACCCGCACTACGCGGCCCAGCGGGCCGAGATGCGCGAATCACTGGTAAACCTGTCGACCTACATGTGCAAGCCGCTCAATGGCACCTTCAAGGTGATCAAGCGCGCTGATGGCTACATCCAGGTGAAGACCGAAACCGGTCCGATGTGGGTTACACAGTAGAGTCGTAGCCCAACGATGCATGTATCGCTTGGCCGCCGATAAGGCCTGCAACTGTTGCAGCGCCGAGCGTGCGCCGGATGTATTCCTTGTTTGTCAGAAGTGCCGGCCCCATCACTGGGCGTGCCGGCATTTTTGGCGTGCCGAATTCGTGAAAGACCATCTTTGGATCGGTCGAGCCAATTACAGCCTCAAGAATGCCAGTGCTGTGCGTGAAGCTTGCCCGCATTCCGCCGCTGGCAAGCAGAGGCGAATCAGGCGGATAGCCCATCTTCGCCTTCTGCTCTTCGGTAGAGTCAGCCAGATCAGCCCAGGCCGGAAATGGGCTAATACCTGACTGGTAGTGGCCGATTTCGGCCTTGGCGGTCTGCTCCACCCTTTTGGCGCACTTATCCAGCCCAGCGTGCAGGCTTGCAAGCAATGCAGCCTCTTGCCCGGCCATGTGCAGCGCCAGGCTTCCGAGGTCTTTGAAGTCCATGGCTCAATCCTTCTTGTCGAACTGCATGCTGTGCCAGTTCCAGACGCCCGAGCCCTCGAACTCCGAGAACAGGATGGAGAAGGCAAAGCGCTCGTAGTCTTCCAGCGGGCCGCACTCGAACAATCTATCGAACGGAACCCCGTTTTTCACCAGCCAGCAATCCCGGCGAAACTCGGGGTTCGTTGCTAGTTTTTTGCTGCGGCCTGCTCGGCGCTAAAGCCTTCCTGCGTGGCTTTTGCCTCTGCTTCCGCGAGTGCAGCCTCGTACTTCTCCTGGAAGTGGGCGTTGATGGCATGCATACCCTCTTCGCCCAACTCTTGGAGCACGGCCTCAATTTGCTTGTTGGTCTGCGGCAGGCCAAAACCCACATCGTCGATGTAGACAACCATGGCGGCCGGCAGCGCGAAGCCGGACATGTAAGTCTGGTTGCCAGCGATATCACCGCCGACGGCCATCACGATTCGACCTTGCTCCAGCGGGCCCAGCTTGCGCAGCTGAATGGTCCGACCGCGGCTGTCCTGAATCGTGGTGAATTTTGGTTTCTGGTCAACGTGGGCCGGTGCTGCGGACTCGGTAACGGTCAATTTAGCCATGGGTAAAGCCTCTGGTCAGTGAGTCGTCAAGGAGCATGGCGTGCGGGGTGACGAGTCCCGCGCCCTGCGAGCCGGGCTGCCATGCATACAGGGTCAAACCTTGAGGCGGCGTCGGGCAGTGAAGGACATCGACTGACGGATCGTCTTGTCGCCCTCCTTCGGGCCTGCGTCCTCAAACTTCAGGATTACGTGGGTATAGCGCCAGGTAGTCACGCCGCCGCCGACTTCTTGAATGGTCTCGGTGATGGTTGCCGGGTCCTGGTTGACGCCGGCGTAGTAGTCGCTTTCGAACTGCGCCCACCAGTCATCAAGGGTCGAATCGACGCGTTCGGCCTCGAAGGTGCCAGTCCAGCCTTTCGGGATCATCAGCTCGTCGGTGAGACCGTTGAGCGGAGTGATTTCCTGGTTGGTAACCTTCGGCTTAGAGTCGAATTTCATGATCTTCGGCAGCCGGATAGGGCCGTATGGGGTGTTGATGTCGATCGCGACGTCTTTCCCCGTGTTGTATCCACCTTGCATGGCGCTCTCCAAACGAAAAGCCAGGCGCTAGACCTGGCTTGATAGTGGTTCCGTCGCTTACGCGGCACGGGGGGTGGCGGACGCAACGATCGAGACCGATTGGCCGGCCTCAAGGTTGACGAGGAAGTAGCGGATCACGGACAGGTACTTGACCTGTACGTCAGCCTGCATGTAACCCAGGGCCACGCGGGCATCTGGGTTGTTTGCTGCGTCGATCTGCACCGAGAATGCCGGGCCGCCATTGACGTCGCCGATCATCCCCTGCTGCACCAGCGTCTGGAGGAAACTTTCCATGGTCGACTTGGTGGTGCGGCGCACATCCGGGGTCTGCAACTGGCCGATCACGCCACCGAACGAGGCGGCAATGGTCAGCGAGATGAAGTTGGTCATCCGCGTGTAGTTGTCGCCGTTCACCGCCGAGTTGCTGGAACAGTTCAGGCCGGAACGGTGGCCGAAGTAGCTGCCGCCAGGGCATGGGTTGGTGATGACGTCCAGGCGCGCGGTGTTGATCGCGCCAATTTCGGCAATGCTGTACGGCTGCTGGGCCAGGTTGCGCTGCGTCGACACCGCGTTGGTGATCGGCTTGTTCAGGGCGTTCTGGTTCGGCGACAGAGCGGCGATCTTGGCGGCGGCGAAGGTGGCTGGCGCAATCATGCGCTGCTGACCGTTCACTTGATCCTGCCAGTAGACCCAATCGCCCGACATCACCTTCAGCGCGTAGCTGTCACAGCCTGCTGCGGTCAGCGCGGCAGCGACAGTGGTGTAGGAAGCGCCGGCAACGCCCTGGGTGACCATGTAGCAGCCCTCGGACAGGCCGTAGGTCAGCATGGTTGGCCACTGAGTGCTGTCAGTGACGTCCACCAGGTTGGCGACTTGGGCGCCGGTGCCGCGCAGCGAGTACATGCCTTTTCGAGCCGAGCCGATCACTCCATCCACGCCGATCAGGACAGCATCGGTCAAGGTGGTGTTGCCGGAAGTGCCGGTGGTGAATGCGACGGTCTGGGTCAGCGCCACAGGTGCCAGCGCAGTAGCGCCGACGGTAGCAACCACCAGCTGCGACGGGCCACGAATGCCGGATTGGCCGTTGTTGACCGCGCTGACGATGTTCTGCCACAACGCCAGGCCGGAACCGGTGATGTTATCGAACACTTCAGGCGCTACGCCAGGAAGCGAGATGGTCAGTTTCCAGCTCGATGCGGCCGAACCGGTGGACAGGGTCGCGCTGAGCGAGTTACCCAAAGTGCCGGTGTAGAACGCAGTCAGGGTTGCGCCAGTTGCGGCAGCAGTGTCCTTGAGCGTGCTGGTAGCCGCGGTATCGGTGCCGTCAGTCACGCGTACGCCGCGAATGTTCGAGGCGCCGCCCTGGATCGACACAGCGATAGCGGTGCACAGGTCGTACTTGCGCACGGTCTGGGTGCCGAACTTCTGCGACGCATCACCTGGCGATCCGATCAAGGTGGCGCTGTTCACCGGGCCCCAGTCAGCAATCCCGACGACGCCAAGGATGTCAGTGGCCACGCCGTTGATGTAGCGCGTCTTCGGTGGAACGATCTGAATGTAAAGATCCGGGGCCTGAAGTGCCGCCGTGTTCAAGCTGCCTGCCGGGTAAATGGGCATGGCGTCCTCCTAATGAAAAAGCCGCCTCAGTGGGCGGCTTCTTGTGTGTGGGTTTCGCTTGTTAGGCGTTGGCGACTTTCAGGACCTTGCCTCCGCAGTCACCGGCCAGTACGGCGGCGACCTCGGCGGCGTCGGAGATTTCTTGGCCGACTTGGTAGTCAGCGAAGGCAAACTTAACGACCAGCTTGTACGGTGCCGACCTGGTCTTCACGGCCGGGACGTCTGGTGTATCGCTCATGGTGGGCCTCAAGGGTTTCGAATGATTTCAGGAAGCCCGGTCTGGGCGTTGTCGATTTCCAGCACCGGCGCAATGACTTCTGCGGCCTGTAGCGTCTGTGTTGTTGCGTAATCGATCATGTAGAACAGGTCGATCCTGTACAGGTCGGCCTTTTGGAGTTGGTCGGTCATCAGTTGGCCGTTGCCGGTGATCACACCGAACGAGCCATCAATGAACGAGATGTTATTGCCGTCGGACAGCGCCGAGTCGAGCGGGCTTGCCACGGCGTCACGAGCACCGGGGCTGCTTGCCCACACGGTGATCTGGACCGGCTGCTCCTGGCGCTTCGTTTCCTTGTAGGCAGTACCGAAGCCACCGACTCGAGCAAACACCGCATGGGCGCTTGTGAGCGTAATGACCGGGCCAGCGCTGGAAGCGCCAGGGATCATCGACGCAAGCGCCGTGGCGGCGGTCGTGAGCGTGTCTGACTGCTGTACGGCATACACGTAGCTGAAGCCGTTCAGGTTGATCAGGATGTTCTGGGGCGAGATCGTGCCCGAGAGCGTCACAACAGAGCCTGCAACCGTCATTACCAGCGTGTGTATCGGCGCCGTCAGTGGAATCCACGTTCGGCCCAGGTAGCGGGTGGTTTTGCGGTCCTTGCCGTGCGGGTAGATGCTGATGTGTGCCCAGTTGGCCTCAAGATCCTTTTCCAGCTGGCTCGGTACAGGCCAGCCCGGGTAGACCCGCAGCGGGATACCGGCAACGCTTGGCTGCCCAGTGCCGTTCGGGTAAACGATGGCGGCGACCTGGGCGGCAACCTGCTTGAGTACGTCGGTCAGACTCGCCATATCACACCTGCGCCTGCATTGCGGTGATGCGCCAACCCATATCGGTCAGTTCAGCGCTTGAAATCACGTATTTCCGGCCCAATTCGCACCGGATCACGTCGCTGGTGCGCAGGATGATGCCCGGGTAAGCCGGCATGAGGATCGCCCACCATGGAGTTTTCACATCCAGCGGCAGCTTGACGTCGTTCGTCTCGCCCTTGGTCCCCTGCACAATGCTTGCGGGCCAGCCCTGCATGAGCGGCACCTCAGTCGCCCGAGTGCCACCGGAGTACGCACCGAGGCCAATACTCTGGTCCTGTGCGTCACGCAACACACTCACGATACGATTCGTCTGCACGCAGTAGATCGGCAGCGTGTCCTGCATCGCAGCGATGAAGAACGCCCCCTGCCGGCCTACCAGGTAGTCGCCGACGACGAACTGGCGAGCGTCAAACAGACCCAGCCAAGTGGCCTCGCCGTACTTGTTCGGCGCGCTGTACGTGAATTTGGTAGTAAAAGAGGCAGGCAGCGTCTGCAAGGCGGTTGACGACAGCGGGTTACTGGCGCTCGTGGCGCGAAATTGCTGGTAGTCGAAACCGATGCGCTTGGCTGCCTTGCCGTAACCGATGTAAATCTTGGCCTGGAGCTTCGTGCCGTCCATGTCACCCCCTGGCCATGCTGATCCCGCCGTTGCCCAGCGACGGGCCAGGCGGTACGCCGAGAAAGCCGCACAACTCGCGGCGCCAGATCCGGTACAGGCTCATCCGGTCAGACACCTCGTTCTTGTTATGCACCCAGACAGCGGCCTGGTCAGTGTCCAGGTTCTCAGTGGAGGACAGGACGTCAGTCTCCAGGCCGCCCAGCTTGGTCAGGAACGAAGTCATGGTGACCTCTTCCTCCGGGCGCAGGCTGTCGAGCCGGTGATTCAGGGTCTGCCAAATCATCGGGGCAACCCAGCCCCATGCAGTGTCTCGGCGATCGTCGAGCGCCACATCACCCTGCATCGGGTAGCCGGCATAGCGGCGGGCGTCCGACTTTTGCTGATCGGTAAGCATGTTCGGCTCCTGCTGCTATGTATTTGCCATGCGGCGCGTTATTCAGCAACGTCCAGCAAGGCCTGGAGGGCTGCTTGATCAGCATCTACTTCAAAGGCAATGCCCTTTTCAGTCAGCTTGGCCTTGATTTCTGCAACGGCAGCCCGAGCTTCATGCTCGTCGAGCAGCGCTTGCAGCGAATCCCTGGACGCATTGCCCTTGAACTCAACGTTGAGTGCGGTCAGCTTGGCCTTGATTTCTGCTGCGGTCAGCTTGGTCTTGCCATCAACGTCGGACAAATCGCCAAACAGCGCGTGGAAATCTGGTTTGAAGTCGGATTCTTCGATCAGCACGAAGTCGCCCTGACCTTCGCCCCAAGGTTGTACTTGGATAACTGGCATGCGTTATTCCTCTTGAATGAACGCCCGAGACCGAAGCCCCGGGCACAGTCATTACGCCAACAGCAGCGCGGTGTGTTCCGGCTTGACCATCGCAACGCCCCAGGCCAGTGCGATTTCGTACTGGATCTGGCGGTATTGCTTGTACAGCGAGATTTCGAACGACAGGCCACTCACCGGGTCGGTGATGATCATGCGGTCGGAAGCGCTGTCACCGCCTTCTGGCAGTGCTGGTGCGCGGGTGGCGACAGCCAGGGCCGAGCGGGCAAACGCCATGTTGCGGGTAGTCGCGGCGATGATGGTGATCGCGGTTGCGGAGGCGGCGAGCGCCTTGCGCAGGCCTGGAGCAGCCAGGGTAATGGTGCCGCCGTTCGAGGTGTCGGCATCGCCGGAAGCAACGACGTACTTGTTGGTGTCGCCAGCGAAGGTGATCACGTCACCAGCCAGCACAGTGCCGGTACCGGCCGAGGCCAGGGTGATTACAGTAGCGCCAACGGCATAGCCGGCGGCGTTGGTGGTGGCGGCGGCGCCAGTGCCGGCAATCACGGTCTTGACCTGGGCGGACTCGCGGATGGCGAAGCCATGCACGTCGAGCAGCACGCCACGACGCAGCAACGATGTGTCAGCGGCTTCGTTCGCCTTGGTCAGTTGCCCCAAGGTGCGCATGCTGGCGCCAGCGGTGGTGTCCAGCACCATCTGAAGGTCGCTCATTGGCGCGCCGTTGTCCGACAGGATTTTGCGCATCTGCGCAGCTTCTGCCAGGTTGGTGGCAAACGGTACGGTGCCAGGAGTGCCGTAAGCGCGGGACGACTTCAGGCACAGGCCCGCGATGTCGGATTCCACTTCGTTGACCAGAGCACGCATACCCTGGGCGAGTTGGTCGCGCAGGATCACGTTGTACGAGGCACCGTTGTTGTCCAGGCCGCGTTTCTCTTCACCGTTCCAACGCACCGGTACACGGCGAGCCTTGGTAATGGTCATCGACACGGAGCCGATGGTCTGATCGCCGTCGTTTGGCGGAGTCACGGCCGGAGTGATGTCGGTTGCGGTTGCAGCCGGAGCCACTGGCGAAGTGACGGTTTGACCTACAGCAGCACGGTCGTAGGTCATGTCGGACGAAACGGCAGGGATGAAGCCCACCAGTTCGCGGGACACGACGTCCAGTGCGTTGTAGATCGTGGTGGTAAGGCCGGTGAGAGTGTTGCTCATGGATTGCTCCTAAGATCAGTCGGTAACTTCACCGCCCGCAGATACGTGCGCATGCTTGCCCGTTGGGTCAAGTGCGTCGAACTGGGAGCGAGAGAGGGATTTTTTGCCGTTGCCGCCATTGCCACCGTTGTTCGAAGCGCCGGAGCCAGAAGCCCCGGAGCCCTTCAAGATGTGATCGCGGTGCGGGTATTGCTCAACAAGGGTTTCGATTGCTTCATCGAAGTCGGCAATCTCGCCTGGACGAGTGCGGCTGTAGACTTTCTGGCCGTGCTGGTCGTAAGCGATGGTCTTGCCATCCTCGACTTTGAAGGCGGCGCCGAATTTGGACTGAACCAGATCTGCGGGGATCGCCAGCTTGTCTGCGATGTACTTGGAACGGCTGAATGCACCGCCGATCTTTTCTTCGTAGAGCTGCTTTTCGAAGGTCGATGTCTTGGTGTTGGCTTCATCAAGCTGAGCTTTGTAGCCCTTACTGATTTCTTCCCGCACCTTGTCGATCTCACCGGCATCCACCAGCTTTTTCTGATCGAGCTTCGACACGATTTCTAGGGCGTTCCTGGCTGCCGCGCCGTCCGTGATCCCCTCGAATGACTTCAAGGCGGTCTCAGCAGCCTCTTTGCCTTCGCGGTGGGACTTAGCTTCTGCGTTCAGGCGGGCGATGGTGTTCACGGTGCCAGGAGCGTCAAATGCGACCTCTTTGCCATCGTCGTACACGTACACAGGCTTGCCGTCTTGCAGAGCTGCGTGGCCTTGGTCATCCAATTTCAGTTTCATTGATGCTTCTCCGGGCATCCGCCCATTTGTTGAGCCATCCGGCCCGCTGCGGCGCTATCCATCCGGAATCGCGCCCATAAAAAAGCCCCGGCGTGTGCCAGGGCTGTATTCGGTGTTCGTTTACTACTGCGTCGTAGTCGGCGGCGCTGCTTTAACCGGCTGAGCGGCCACCTTGGCCTTTTCATCGTCCCAGTCGATCTCGTCGCTGAGCAGGCCGCGGCGTTGCACTTCTTCGAACAGGCTCTGGTCGGACAGGATCCGCGCCTTGTTGAGGCTCAGCAGGAACGGCATGGTGGTTTCAGGCGCGAAATCGATGTCGAAATTGCCCTTGACCTTAACGTGACCACCCTCGCCAGCCTTCATCCAGTCCGCGAAGAACTGGAGAACCTGGTCGAGCGCATCCTCGAGTTGGCCGGCCATAGTCTGGAGCGGGCTCATCTCCTGAGCCGCTTCATCCTCGGCCTGCGTGGCCGTCTTGACTGACTGTTTGTCCTTCTTGAGCAGCTTGGCCCCAGCCAGGCGCATGTCATCGACCAGGTCCAGCAGCGACTGCCGGCCGGCTTCAATAGCCTTCCCGGTATGCTCGACCCACTTCATGTCCGCATCACGCGGCAGGCGTGTGGCCGATCCAGCGCCGACAGTGATGTCGACGCCTTCCTCAATGCCGATCACCGCAAGCATCGGCACCCGGGCGACGTGCAGGATGTTGTCTTGGTCGCTTTGGGACTGCCAATGCTTGATGTTCATGTTCGCCAACTCAAGGAGAGGCGGTGTTGCGGTCATGAAGCCTGTGCGCTTGGTGTAGAAGGTGGTCAGCGGGATCTCAGCCAGGCTTGTGAGTCCTTCCGCATTCCTTTGCCAAGTCTTCTGTCCCTTGCCGTCATCCACTTCGATGTACGTGGCCCAGGCGCCAGGAACCAGAACACGGATCTGGTCGACACACTTGATGCCGAACTCGCCATCGTCGACTTCGACGCTCTCCATGTACCGGAACTGGGTCAGGATCTGCTGGCCGCCCTTGTTTGCTGATCTCCAGCCCAGCACTTGGCCAGGCTTGATGATCACCGCGTAAGGGCGCACACCGGCTGACTTCTCGTCAGCCTTGGTCTTGAGGCCGTCAGCCTGCGGATAGTCAGCCAGAACATGGCATAGGCCGTGTGACAGCCCGCCACTGAACAGCGACTGCGCCCAGACCTGCAGGTTATTCCCTTGGAGGTCAAAGTCCTCGGCCATCTCCTTGATTGGCTCAGGCACATCCTCGGTCAGTGTGATCGGGTCAGCGAAAACGCGCCCGGTCATGTTCTGTACGGTCTCGCTCAGCGCCGGTAGCAGCGTAGAGGTCTTGAGGCGGGACTGATAAGCGTCCTGCTCTTCCTTTGGCCACTTAGGCAGGTAGGTAACTCCCGCCTTGCGCATGGCCCTTGTGCCACCCATGAGAGCGTCAACAATGGCCCAGTCCTGTCGCATTTCGTCTACGACAGGGAGCGTTTTGCTCGGGTCATCACTCATATTCACATTCTCAGAGGTTCGCTGGTGGCGTTGCGCGCTTTGATCGGGTAGCGCTTGGCGATGAAGTAGCCTGCGGCGTCGTTCATATGGTCGTGCCCTTTCTTCGGGTCTTTATCAGGCTCGCCTTTGTCGGTGTATGTCTGGCGCTCCAGGCACATGGTTAGCTGCGGGCATTGGTCGATGTTGACCTTCAGCCGGCGCTCGCCGTAAGTGTTCAGGAACATGGCGTTGACCGAGTTTATTCGGTCCTTAACGCCAGGGTTTGTCGAGTCAACGACCACTGTGAAGCCAGCTTTGCGAAGCAATGAGAGGTCAGATTCGCTCGCATTCTTGCTGCTGGTGTTCTGCCCGCTGGCATCCGGGTATACCGTGACTGAGTGACCTACGAACCGGGCCTGAATTTTCTCGATCATCTCCGGGGTGTCGCGCACCTTGTGGAACTCATCAAGAGCCAATGGAAGACCATCGCGCACCACGTAAACCACGGCGGCCATCTTCATGACGTTGAAGTCCATGCCGATATGAATCGCCTCGCCAGGCTCAATGCGCGCTGTTGTGCGGCATTCTTCACGATTGAACGTGTAGTAGATGACTCCGGAATAGCTCTCGAACCCTGCGTCGTATTCCTGCCGGAACGTGCGCGGGTCCATCTTGCGCTTGGCGGCTTCCAGCTCTTCGGCTGGGACATTCCCGCCCTGTAACGACGTGTATTGCCAGCTTTTGTGATCAGGCTCGCCGCCAGGCTGGCCGTCCTTGAACGTGTCGTAGCAGTGATTAAATCCCTTCGGTGTGCCGATACGTAGCGCGTGACCGCCTTTGCGCAGGCCGATGCCAGGGACAGTGTACTGGCAGGTCGAAAGCATTGGGCGCAACACCTCTTCCCATGCGGCGTACTTGCAGTCGGCCCACTCATCGACCAGCGCGAAGAACAGGCCAGAGCCACGAAGGTCATCGTAGTTGTCGAGACCTACACAGCGCATTACGTGCCCGGACTTGAGCACAATCGAACACTCCGTCTCATTGGGGCGTGACTCTCGCCAAGATAATGGGATGGCCTGCTTCAGCCGGCGCCAGAACACTCGCTTGGCCTGCTTGAAGGTCGGCGCGCAGTACCAGATCTCATCCTCGACGCTTACGCCCCACTCGGCCGCCAGGCGCGCAGCGCGCCGCATCTCAGCTTTACCGAGGAACGTTTTGCCAAACCGGCGCCCACACACGGCATCACGAAAGCGCGCTTCAGGCTGGAAGCCCCAAACGTAGATGTTCGCCTGCTTGGGCGTCAGCTTGACCGGCGCGTCAAAGGTGCGGGGTAGTCGGGACATTCTCGTCAGGCTCCAGGGTGTACTCAGCAACGGCGTGCTGCTGGTCAGCGTGGGAGCCCAAAGGCTTTTCAGGTTCAAGGCGGCGATTAACGTAGACGTCGCCCACCTCTTTGGCGGCCTGCTCATACAGCTGAGCGGTCAGCGCCAGATTTCGCATGTTCTCGGCCTTCTCGGCCATTCGTCCTAGGCCACGAAGCCTGAATGCACGATTGGCGATCGGGATCTCGGCCGTGTCCTCCCGAAAACGCTTCCGGGTATCTTCAAATACGGTCTTCCACTTCACGCCAAGATCACGTCCAGCGTACTTCGTTGGGTCATATAGCTCGCATTGCTGACGAGTCACTTCAAGGCCGTAGGTTTCCTTGACGGCCAGTACAACCTGGGAAGGGGTATCGAAACAGGCAAGGGCCTGCACAATGAAGCGCTTCACCTCATCTTTCAGGGCTGCCATATGGGTTTATTCCGTCAAGGTCCTGTCAAGGATCAGGCCGACTTGAGCAGACAGGTTCCGCAGGCCCTCGCAATGTTCAATTTCCCCACCTCAGCAGGACTGTTTGCAGCATCCACCAGCACCTGAACGTCAGAGCTTGCACCGTATCGGCGAACCACACCGACGAACTCCTCTACGTCGTGTCCGCGCATCTCAAGCTTGGGCAGGCCTTCCTGCGTGAACTTTGGAGCTCCATACTGATCTGTCGCTTGGGCAATGTGATAAAGCTCGTGCTCTACCAGGGCGCAGAAGTCGGTGTCGCTGCACTGAGCGCAGTAGTCAGCAGCCAAGGTGATGATGAATGCCGGAACATCACCGAACCAATCACGCATCTGTTGTTCCATCCGGGCTTTCTGCCAACCGCCGGCACGGAACGCTACCTGTTCGGCCTGGCCAAGGACTGTGCGGCCCTGCTTCTCGAAGCTCGACGACGCCCACATGATTCGGATGTCAGCATCCAATAGGTGGGCATGGTCTTCATTGTGAATGCTGCCAGTGTCGGCAAGGATCTCGGCTTGGAGCCATTCCCATACTTCGGGCGCCGGGGTCAGGCGGATGCCGAAGTCGGAGAGGTCGGAAAGCTCAAGCAATGACGCCGGGGGATATGGCCTATCCATAATCCTCTATCTCCGCGCCACATTTTCAAATGCGCCAAATCGTGGCGCGGCTTATCTGTTCTTCTGCGCAGCGGCGTATGCAGCCTCACACGCGAATCCGGCTACTCGGCTTCGGTCAAGTGCCTCTGCCATTCTTCCCGCTGTTTCGTCAGCGCTTCTACGCAGGTCGGCAAGCAGAACGGTAAGGTCGGCTCTTGCCTTGCTTCCGCTGGCAACCTCGGCAGTGCAGGTGCGTCGGTTGGCAAGGAGGTCGGTGATTTGCTGCTGCAGGCTGCGAGCCCGGCCATCAGCGACAACAACAGCAGCCTGGATGCTTTGGTTTTGAGTCTTGGCATTGTCGGCTGCTCGGTTGACGTCGTTGGTGACTTGGCGCTGCAGGCTCAAGGTGTTGCTGAGTGAGCTCGCCTTGGCGGTTGCGGTATCGCGCTCACCGGTTACCTCGGCCAGTTCTGACTTGGCGCGCTGGAGTTGGATGTCCAGGATGCCAAACGAAACAGCCACGGCCAGGGCGACCCATACCCAGGCCGGCACCAACTTCAGCAGGGCGATCACTTCGGCTCACCGTCGCGCAGCTTGGGCTGCTGGATTACCCGGAACACTGCTACCCCGATACCGAGGATCATGTTCACCGAGGCGAAGATCAGTGGGTCTACTGCACCCTGGAAGGCGGACCAGCCAGCGGCGGCCGCGTTGAGGGCAACGCCAATGATTGCCAGTTGAACACTGGTCATGCGCCAGAACTTTCGCCATTCAGGGATTAGGGTCATGGGATATCTTCGCTGCGGGGAGTTTCTCAAGCCTTTCGGCGTAGAGCTTCCATTCATCGCGACTCTTCAGGGCCTCTCGCAGCTGTCGAGCCAGTCGCTCAGACGGTGCGCAGTTCGAGGCAGCGAGGCCGGATACCGTGTAGGTGATCTGGGGTGGTGGAATATGCTTGGTCGTGCACCCGGCAATCAGGAACATCACGATCAGCACAATTCTCATTTTGGGCGTCCGTTCTTCACCAGGTCACGCATGCTTTCGACGACTTGCTCAATCTTGAACTCTTGGCGCTGGGTGCTGACGCGCAGGGAGTCGACGAACTTGTCTGTCGACTCCCTCGATCGCTCCAACGATTCAACCCGCTGCCCGATCAGGGCTTGATTGGTCTGGTAGGCGGCGAGCTGCACCTGTAGCGATCCAAGAGACCCAACCACGTACACAAAGGCGCCAATCGCCCCAGCCGACAGGATCGTCTGCAATATCGGCACGACGACCTTGAACGCCGTGCTGTCTGCAATGCGCGATACTTCTGTCATAGGGGCACCAGGGAATTAAAAGGGCCTCATTAGAGTGAGGCCAAGATGCAGCAAGGAGCATCGGCCAAAATATTCTAAACATAAGTGTTTACACTAAACACTTATGTTTATACAATGGACCCATCAACACACAACGGAGGGTTGATGAAGTACAGCGAGTTCAGGAGATGGTTGGAGGCCCAAGGGGTCGAGTTTTCGAAGTCAGCCAAAGGCAGCCACTTCAAGATTCGCTACAAGGACCGCCAAACGATCTTCCCAAGCCACGGATCAAAAGAGATTAGTGAAGGGCTTAGGAAGGAAATCATCAAACAACTGGGCCTCAAGTGAGGCCCCAACCATTCTTGATCAGTACGATTCAGCTCTCAGAAAAGGAAGCCCATGTACAACTACAAAATCTTTGCTCACGAAGAACACGACCACTTCTGGTCGACATGCCCCGATATCCCAGAGGCTCATAGCGTCGGGGATACGCTAGAAGAGCTGCTGAAGAATGCTGTCGACGGGATCACCCTGGCGCTTTCCATCTACGTGGACCAAAAGCGGGATATCCCTCAAGCTTCCGAAGAAGGCGAACACTATGTTCGTCTATCTGGCGTTACGGTTGCGAAAATCATCCTGTGGAATCAACTAATTCAAAGAGGAAAATCAAAGGCGGATCTCGCTGCAATGCTTGGCATCTCCCCTACAGCCGCAGCGCGCCTAGTTGATTTCGAACACACCTCAAAGCTGGAAAGCTTGGAGGATGCGCTTGATCACTTCGGGCTTCGACTCCAGGTTATCGGGGAGCATGCATTTGCGGCAGGAACTGGGCGGCCTACCAAAGTTTGAAAGCCTTGAGGCCATGAATAGGTGCGCGCGTCTTTCCGCGCTGTCTGCCGAAGACGATCCAGGTGTCGACGCCCCAATGCATCGATCTCGCCCTTCCTGTCTCGCGCCACTCCACAAGCATGTGAGGTCAGAGTGCACGGGCTGCCGGTGTTGATCTCGTACGTCGCACTATCCGGCTATCGACGTCCAGGCCTTCGCGAAGGCTGTCCTGGCTACAGGTGAAATCATTTATAGCGCCCACAAAAAGCCCGACACGATGGCCGGGCTTTTTTGATCCACTCCTACATGCGCAGGAATGACAGGATGGGCACATAATCGGCGAACCGGCAGGCCCTGTCAAGGCCCTCTAAGCTGCATCCTGGTCATCGAAAAAGACGCCCTCCTTGGTAAGGATCTCGCCAGCTTCGAGAAGAGCCTCATTGACCAGCTTATCCAGGCCTTTGAAGATCTTGCGGCGCCAGTCTCTCCGAGTGCGCTCCGGGGTTCCGTCCAAATCCCAAGTGTTCATGTCGTAGTTATGAGCCGGCAGGATGATGACGCCTTCGCACGGCGCTTCCTGGCGCTGCTTGAGTTTGACATTGATCGCCTTCTGGGCTTTCGCCACCGCCGCCCTCCTCCATGCCGGCGCATCATCATCGACCTCGAGCGATACCTTCCCGGCGGGCGCACGCTCAGCGCCGCCCAGCTGCGGGTAGGCCCAAGCTGTTACTGCCTTGGTCAAGAACAGGCGTGGCGCCGGCGAGGACACGTGCGAAACGATCCGCCCAATGGCTCCAACCTTCGAGGCCATGTGCGTCGAGTAGCAGGCGTTCAAGGCCATCCAATGTTTTGGCGCAAGGCAAGAGTGCAGACGGCCAAAAACCCAGCAATCAGTGAGGAAAGCGGCCTCCTTGCCAACGATCTCTCCCTTCAGCTTGTTGGCCTGGACCTTTGGCGTGTAGTCGCAACCGCCGGCGCTATTGATCGTCTCGGACGCCAACGCACGGATCACTGCGGAAATAACGTCTCGATAGATCATGCTGCAGCCCTCTTCAGCTCTTTGGTCATTGCGCGGTATTTGGCCTTGATGGCTTTGAGGTCGTCGATGGTGTAGCGCTGCGGCTCGTGCGGACCTTCCAGCCAATTGACCTTGTCCTGGCCTATGCGCAGTACCAGGCTCATGCGGTAATTCACGATGTCGCCTGACTTGTGCTGGTTGCACGGGACGCACTGCTTGTGGCAGTTGAGTGGTTCGAAGCGCAGGGCGGGGTTGCTACCCACGGTGCGGTAATGCCCGGCGTCGTACTTGCCTTCATGGTGGCGACCACAGCTGATGCACGGGCGGGCGGCGTCTCTGGCGCGCACCCAGGCGTTGAACGCGGCTTGCGCCTCACGCATGTACTGACCCTTCGGCTTTAAGCGCTCCTTGGCGGCTTGCAGCTCCTTGCGGCCCACCTCGGCAATAGCCTTGCGGGCTTTGGTTTGGTTCACGTCCTTGATGGCGAGACCACAGGGGTAGCTGCATACGGCTTGACCCAGGCGTTGCGCGACGAACTTTTCGCCGCATGCCGGGTTCTTGCACTTCTTCGGGCGGGGCTGTTTGGTGATCATGCCGCCACCTCACCCAGCAGATCAGTGAACACCACACCCTTGGCGCTGAACTCGGCAACGACCTGGTCCGTGTAAGCGATGCCCTGGGCGCGATTGAACAGGCGGGTCACCGGGAAGCCGTCAGGGCCGAACAGTGCGCACGGCCCCATCCAGTTGAGCTTGACCTCGTATGGCAGGTTGAGCAGCGCCATGTTGTAGCCGTGGCGGAAGTCTTCGCTTGCGGCGCGCATGATCGGCACGCCAAAGTGCAATTTGCAGTACTTGCGGGCGTCCTCCACGTCGCCGATCTGGGTCATTTGGGCGATTCGCTGGTACAGGGCGAACCACAGGGCGTTCTGGTCCAGGGTGCGGTCCTTGCCTGGGCGCAGGGAGACGACGACGAATTTCTTCTCCCGGTACATGGCTGTCAGGGCGTTGATGGCCTCGGAGAGCTTGGTGGCGCTGTTGACGCTGATCTTGTCGGTCATGTCAGAAACCCTCCTTGCCGCGTTGCGATTCCCATTCGAACGGGATCACGATCACCCCGCCCTCCCGAAGCCTGTCTGCGCAACGCTCGCCGATGGCACTGGGAAGCGCCTTCGCGTCAAGGTTGGAGACGATTACGGTGGGGCGCAGCTCTTCGTACCGGCCGTTGATGATTGCGAACAGGGTGGTCAGCTCGAAATCGCTGGGCTTCTCCTTGCTCACGCCAATTTCGTCGAGGATCAGCAGCGACGGACTGATCAGGCTTGACAGGATCTTGCTTTCGCTCTGGTCGCTGGACTGGTCGTAGGTGGCGCGGATGGCCTGCAGGACGGAACCAATCGTGCGGTAAACGGCGGTGTCGCTCGACCTGGCCATGATCTCGTTGGCGATAGCGACGGACAGGTGAGTCTTGCCGGTGCCGGGCTTTCCTAGCAGCAACAAGCAGCGGCCGGCGGCGGCGATCTGCTTGAACTCGGCGGCATACCGGATGCAGGTGTTCAGGGCCTTTTGCTGCTCCGGGGTCTCAGGGATATACCCGGCGAAGGTCTTGCCAGCGAAACGCTTGGGGATCAGCGCAGCTCCAAGCTTCTCGGCCATCCGCATCCGCAGGGCCATGGCCTCCTGTGCTTCGGCGCGGGCGGCCTCTTCCTCGCGGCGAATGCGGCCGCACTCTGGGCACGCGGTCTTGAACTCCTTGCCGAAGATCACGTTCACCTGCTGCGGGAACTGGCCATGATCTTCACATACGCCAGTGGTGCGCTGCGGCTCTGGGGTTGCCTTTGGCATCGAAACGACGTTTTCAGAACGCATAGGTGCCATCCTCCCGCTCAATCAAGCCGGATTTGTAATCACGATCAGAGAAACCAGTGTGCCGACTGGGCAACTGGTGGACGTTGCTGGTGGTCTTGCCGGGGAATATCCCCGTCCAGCCGTTTGAAATTGAGTTGGCCAGCACCTGATCCGGCGTGGCGTGGCCTTCCAGCGCCTTGGCTTGCTGCTCGCAGCTCTTGGCGGTCAGAGGCTTGTGGATTTCGCGGCGGTGCTGGCACCAGTCCGCCCAGGCTCGGTCGGAGACGTTGGCAGGTTTGGCGGTGACAGGATCGAACTTGCATGACTTCGCCTTGGGCTTGGGCGTAGCCACATGCTTTTGATCTTGTTCTGTATCTGTATCTGTATCTGTATCTGGGGGCGTTACTGTAACGTTACGTGCCTGTTTCAACCTTTCTCGATAGGCTGCAACCCGCGTCTTGCTTGAGTCGGAGACGAATTGGCGACGGTCCCAAGAGGTGGGCATGCAGTCCTCATCAATGAGGCCTTTGCTCAGGAAAAGCGCCTTGGTGGTGGCCCATTCTTCGTTACTGATACGCAGCTGAAACGCTATCTCCGTTTCATGTAACGTTACACCCTCGTTACTGCAACGAAGGCAAAGCAGCATGACGAACCGGCGCTGATCGGCCTCGCTCATCATCTGCACTTTGGGGTCAGTGGCGAACTCGCCATACATCCGGAACCAATCCATCACTCGCACTCCAGTTGGTCAGTGTCCTGGATCAGCTCCATGTACCGCTTGGCCTGATGAAGAAGGGTCGCAATGTCCCGCTTGTCGAAGCACTGCATTTCCTTGGGAACCACTTTCAAATCAAGAACGGCCAGGATCTGGCAGAACTGCTCGAACTTCTCCGGCTTCATGCGGCTGATCGTTGCTTCGTCGCAACCGACTGCAAGCGCGACAGGGGCATTGCCGACCGATGCAAGGTGCTGCATGAGAACGGAGTAGTTCTTGCGAGCCCTTACGGTCTGCTCTTGGCTTAATGGGCTCGTCGACATGACTAAGCCGCCTCAGAAGCGCCTTTGAAGCGCTCCGGGTACAGGATGTGGATTTCAGTTACCTCCCCATCGAAAACCCGGCTCAGGTTCTCGGCCAGGGTGGTCGAGGCACGCTGGACGCCTCGCTCCACGCGGGACAAGTTGCCGGAATCAATGGAGTCGCCAAGCAAAGCAAGACGTGCTGCTACGTCAGCGAGCGTCCACTTCTTGGCGGTTCTTGCGCGTTTTAAAGGAGTCATGGCGGTGCCCTGATTTGATGTCAGGGGTATTCTGCGATTAGCGCAGATTTAATGCAAACAAATTCTGCGCCTACCGCTTTGCGCATGACGCAGCAACACCGGAAAATTGCCCCATGGATATTGGTCAAATCATCAGAACAGCACGGAAAGCCAAAAAGCTTTCCCTTGAACAGCTCGCCAACCAGGTCGACTCAGACACGGGCAACCTGTCACGCCTGGAGCGTGGGCAACAAAGCACGACGCCTGAAAAGCTCAAACGCATCATGGACGTACTTGGCATTAAACTGACCCAGGCAGGTCAGGGAACGGACTCCACCCAAGACAGTGGAATGTCGAATGTGCAGATGGCCCTGCAACCAAGCCGGGGCCCTAGGGAATATCCTTTGATCAGTTGGGTGATTGCCGGGGAATGGGCGGAATCCTGCGACAACTTCGCGCCGGGCGTGGCGGATACATGGATTGCATCTGTTGAGAACGCTGGAGTTAATGGCTTCTGGCTTGACGTTCGTGGTGACTCAATGACCTGCTCGGGCAACCCAAGCTTCCCAGAGGGATCGCGCATCCTGGTACAGCCGGAGGCTGATCTGGTTAGTGGCAAGTACTATGTAGTGAAGCTGGAAAACGGCGAAAGCACTTTCAAGCAGTACATAGAGGACGCCGGTCATCGATATCTACGCCCTCTTAACCCATCCTATCGAACCATCCAAATTGATGGCGACTGCAAGGTTATCGGCCGGGTGATCGATACCAAGATGACGGGGCTATAAATGCAAACTCCCGAGCAAAAAGCTGTATGGCGCCACGCTCAAACGTTGTCGCTCTTGGGGTTTGTGGCGCTTGGCGCAGTACTGATGGGGCTGTGGACGCAGATCGACCACATCAGCAGCAAGGTTCTGCGTGACGTAATTGAGGGCGCTCTATACGTGGCCGCCTTCTTCGCCGTATTTACCATTCAGCCAATGACGTACTACTTCTACTCCCGCCTAATCCGTAAGTAACCAAGCCTTTCCGTATAAGCCCGCCACTGCGCGGGCTTTTTTGTGCGTATTTTTTGGAATCTGCGCTTGACGCAGAAATAAATCTGCGCATAATGCAATCCATGTTCTGCGATTAACGCAGATTCATACCGCTCTTTAAAACTCTGACGTGACCCAACGACGTACCGGCAACCCCGGTGGTGAGAAAGCTAAACCGTCGTCCATGCAGCCTCTGGTAGCTGCCGTACTCCCTCATGTGAGTACGCGAAACCACGCACAAACCGGCAAAGCATCGAACACGAAATGTGCTAACGCCGGTGAGAGACGACTCGGCCCCGTGCGTGGTGGAGACAACAGATTTCACTGGCAGGCCTTCGCAAGAGGGCCTGACGGGAAATCAACCCGGAGAGTCATCTATGAATGCCAAGAAATGCAAAGCGATCCGCCAACAACTTCGTTCCGAGGGTGTTGATGTCCGAGAAACCGAATACGTAGGAGGCACTCGCAACAGCCCAGTCACGCTCAAGCGCAGTTCGGGCCGAGCTCGATACCTGGCGCAAAAGAAAGCAGCCTGACCACAGATTTACTGATGCCGCTTCTATGAGGCGGCATTGGAAATCAACGGAGGGCAAGACCATGAGCGATTCGAAATTCCAAGTGCGCGACCTTCATAAGATCGACCCGGAAGGCGAGAACGAAGGTGTTCACGACATTTTGTTTACCGGCGCCGATGGCGTTGTTCGCTACTCGGACGATGTGTACGAAAGCGCAGAAGAGGCGCAGAAGGCGATAGCAGCACTTGAAGCAACTGGTGAGCTGCCTAACTGGTGGGAAGTATTCACGCCAACTCCACAGGCAGCATGACGGACCTTTTCACTGATGCCCATCGAGAGCGGTGGGCATTGGGAAAACAACCGAGGGCAAGACAATGACACATCAAACGATGGCTCAAAGCGTCGCCAGCTCCCAAGACTTCGATGTGCTCTGGGATCAGGTTGATAGCGTAGAGCGCCTGAAGGACGAAGGCTGCGATCTTTACACCTATCCAGATGGTAGCCAGCTGAAAGTTTCCAGCGCTGGCACTGAAATTGTTGAATCACCTCTCGAGCCAATCAGCTGACAGCAATGTCGTTAACTGCCCGATCCTCTCTATGAGAGCGCATCGGAGATCGCTCGGCTGACTGCCCCGAGATAGCAGGGTGGCCACCTTTACCCGAGCCAGAGCGACGAACAACGCGGCGAAGACGGTTTACTCGCCAGCCAGATTCGAGCGATCTCCGATGCGGACGAAACTGCGGCCTATAACCGCCCACCTGCATCAACAACGTCCTGTTCGACCTGGCCTCGGCCACACAGAGCGCAGGAGCCGGATAGCGTAACCGGCACCCTTCCCCACCTCTATTGCGTCAGCACTCCTCCCCCGCGCCCATCGGCAACCAGCGGGAGGCATGAGTGTTGAACGAATACAGGTGAACCAAAAAATCAACGGAGACATTCATGAGCGAGCAAAGAGCGCCTTTCCCACGGTCGGCGGATAACGCTGACCAGATGAACTTGCCCGAGGGCAAGACTTGCGGCGACTGCGTGCACTGCAAGCGCTGCACCGCGATGTTCGGCCATATCCCGGCTGACGAGTCTTGCGATTGGAGCCCGTCGCGCTTTCGTGAAGCAGTCATCGCCACCGCCTAACCGGGTGAACCAACGAATGGAGAGAGTCATGAGTGACCAAACGATTGACGGCGTGCCGCGTGAGCTGATTGAGCGGATCAGATCACGACTAAACGAAACCGGTCAATTCCTGCTATCAGAAGAATTGCACGCAGCCGTAGCCGTATCCGTGCCCATCATTGGCGGCGAAGTTGATCGGCTAAACGGCATGCTCGACGCCGCTAGCGAATTGCTCCGAACAAAGGAGCGCGTAAATCGCGCACTCCGGTCCGAACTGGAGAGGATCAAGGCCATAAATGACAATAACTTCAATCTTGTATTGGATCGGTTGTTCGATGAGCCGGCCGCCCAGGGAGAGCCGGTGGCTCACGGCACGAATAGCGACAAGTACAAGGCAGAGCTTTACGACGAGGTTTGGCAGAAGGCGCGATCCCTGGGCTTTGGTAGTGTCACTGACGCGCTGGCCTCCCTTGAGAAGAGGGGCGAGCCGGTGGCGTGGATTAAGCCTGATGTTGCGAAAACACTTGTTAAGGACGAATGCTGCTATGCGTTTGGTGGGCAGAACCCAGCAGGAACGTTAATCCCACTCTATGCCTAACAGGCCGATCCTCCTGGAGGTATATGAAAGCCCATTCACTTAGAGAAAAACGAGATGGCGCAGAACTGGCTAGTGAACTTCAGCGACAAGCAAGGCAACAAAATGGCGGTTGTGCAGGTGAACTGCTATCAGGCGCCGCGAGCAGTTTCCATCGCTATGGGGATGCTCAAGAAGCGCGACCCGGAAAAGCATGAACTGGTTTTGCGTCAGTCGTTTTCGATCCTCGTAGAGGACGCCTAACCCGCGTTACCGCCTAACCCCAAACACTGGAGGTCGCCATGAGCGATTGGATGCCGATTGATGGGCTGCCTGATCGAAAGATTGGCGCCCGCTACCTGATGATTCTCGACGGTACACCGCAGGTCTGTCAGGAAATAGCAATGGACGGGACGCGTAAGCGCTGGTTTGACGGCGAAGAAAACGGCGCCTACCCCATCGACGAGATTGAGCTGTTCAAGCTGATCCCCACCGAATAACGCCACCCTGGAGGCAATCATGGAACACGAAGTAGTTGTTGAGGGGTTTGTCCTCCAGGTGGAGGTGACCCACTGCGTGAACGAGCCTGCACGGCCTGGGACGTGGGATAGCGACTGGGACGCCCAGGGCGAGCGGGAACTGGAATTCAAGCTGGTGTCGGGCATCTGCTACGACGAAGACGGGGTCCGGATGGACGTGCCGGACTATCAACTTCCTGTGCTGGCCCATCAGTACGGCCCGCAGATCACCCTGGCTCTGTGGCAAGAGATTGACTCCCGCAAGCGCCGGGAACGGTGGGCAGCATGAAAACCCCACAAGAACAGGCCGTAGCCAATCACGAATTGGCCGTCGGCATGCTTGAAGGCTACATCGCCAGGGTCATTGATCCCGAGTGCAGCCCCGTCGCGGTCAAGGCTTCGGCCAACACCGCCCTTCTGATATTCCGCATCCTTGGCGTGATTGACGCTACCGAGGATGCCCACTACACCGAGCGCCTGCACCGTGTATACGAGCGCAGGCAAGGACGGCCAGCATGATCGCGATCATTGCCCGGAACCACAAAGCACTATCCCAAGCCCTGCACCGACAGGGCTTTTCTTTGGTCGCGGATCTGCCTACGCGGGTTCGCATCACTCAGCGGCGCGGCATGCTGATTGCGAGGGTGTCATGAATATTGATTGGAGCAAGGCGCCGGACTGGGCTGTCGGCTATGCGCTGCATGCGTTCGGCGGAGAAATTCGTGAAGTGTGGGTCGGCGAGCATCAATACCAAAGGCTTGACCAGCCCAAACCGTTTCCCTACGGCGGCGGTAACAGCGATCACCGTCACAACTCGCGCCGGTCTGAGTTTCATTTTGAGCAGTTGCGCCCAGCGCCCTGGACAGGCAAAGGCCTTCCGCCTGTTGGTACGGTGTGCGAACACCGAAATCTGATCCCCGACGAAGAATGGACGGAGGTTGAGATAGTCGCCCACCGAACCTTTGCTGATGACGACTACCCTTGCGCGGTTTTCGTGTACTCACAGAGCTCAAGCCATTCAAGCTCTGGAGATCACTTTCGCCCCATCCGCACACCCGAGCAGATCGAGGCGGAAGAGCGGGAAGCGGCACACCAAGAGCTGATGCATCACATCGCCGGATACATGGGCCGCGACAACCCTCACTCTGCTGACGATGGTCTTGCGAAATACCTGCTCGACCACGATTACCGCAAGCAGCCATCGCCATGACCACCCACCAGCGGCACCGGCGCCGCGCCATCCGCTGGACCTCGGCCATCGTTGGCCTGACCTTCCTCACCATCGTTCTGCTGGGCCCAGCCATTGGCGGCCTGATCACTCAATAGGTACACACCATGTCCGAACACAAACACACGCCTGGCCCGTGGCGCATCGGCACGCCTGGCCCAAACGGCTGCTACACAGTGGGCACCGAACGCGGCCTGATGACAGCGATGATTGCTCACAGCATCAATGAGCCGGATCAAGCCGAGCAGGCCGAAGCCGACGCCAAATTGATAGCTGCTGCGCCCGAACTCCTGCAAATGCTTAGCGCGCTGGAGTGCGACATCAACACCATGGCGTACTGCCACGAAAGAAAGCCCGAAAACTTCTGGCGTGCGATGGCTGTAGCCAAAGAAAACGCCATTCACGCCCGCGCCGCCATCGCCAAAGCCACCCAATAACCCCCTTCACAGCGCCCCTCTCCGGTGGCGCGGAGAACAATCGTGTCCAACGAATCGAAAACCCACTTCAAGAAGGCCTTCAACAGCCCGTACTTGAGCAGTGCCGACATCGTCGGTCACATGACCTTCACCGTGTCCCACGTCAAGCTTGAGCAGGACAAGACGAAGAAGACCAAGGATATGTTCAACACGGCCTACTTCGTCGAGCGCGAGATCCGCCCAGGCGAAAAGCTCAAGCCGATGATCCTCAACGTCACCAACAGCAAGACGATGAAGGCGCTGACCAACTCGCCGTTCATTGAGGACTGGCAGGGAATCAAGATCACGGTGTACGTGGATTCGAACGTGAAGTTCGGCCGCGAGGTGATGGAAGGCCTGCGGATCAGCCCCAAGGCGCCGGTAGTTGCGTGGCTCACGCCGGACAACGTACGGCCCTGGGCCAACGCCAAAGCAGCGTACAAGCGCGACGGCAACCTCGACGCGGTACTTGCCCGCCTCTCCATGACTGACGAACACCAGCAGCAGCTGATCAAGGAGTGCAGCGATGAATCGGCAGTGGCATGACGTTGAGCAGAATACCGAGGTGTGGCAGCAGTTGCGCACCGGCAAGGTGACGGCGTCCAATGCGGGCTGTTTCATGGCAAACGGTGATGCGGCATTCGGCGACCCGGCCAAGAAGTACGCTTTGCAGATCGCGCTGGAGATCGCCACCGGCCGCAAGGCTGAGTTCAGCTTCTCCAATGACCACACCGAGCGAGGGCATGAGCAAGAACCCATCGCCAGCATGCACTACGAGGACGCCGAGTTCGTAACCGTCACCAACGGTGGATTCTTCGACTGCGGCGACCATGGCGACTCTCCAGACGGCCTAATAGGCAATGACGGGGTGCTTGAGATCAAGTGCGTTACCGCCGCCGTGCACTACGCCACCCTAAAGCGTGGATCGTTCGACCCTGCCTATCGCTGGCAATTGGTCAGCCACCTTGATTGCACTGGCCGCGACTGGGTCGACTTCGTCAGTTTCTGCTCCGAGTTCCCCGAGGCAAGCCAGCTCATCGTGTACCGGTCTACCCGGGACGACTTCAAGGAAGAGCTGCTGCGCCTGGCCGAACGCCGCGCCAAGTTCCTTGAGCTGGTTCAGACAACACTGAAAAGCATTCCGAGGTGATCCATGATCAGCATCCTACAGAACGAAGTAGAGCGCCTTCGGCCGGCATCGAACGAGCTGGCCGCCGCGGTTGAGCAGTTCCTGGCGGCTGGCGGGCAAATCGAAGAAGGCCCGACCAGCGGCTATATCCCCAAGCCGATCACCTACAGCAACCAGATGCCGCCGGCGCCGAAGCCGTTTGTTCGGCGCAGGGTTGAAACTGCTCCTTTGCCCGTTGACCCAATCGATGCAAGAGGTGACAGGCGTGCCAAGCAAGCCGAACAAGCGAAGTCCCTGGCGGCCACGCATACGCAAACTGAAGCGTGTTTCGCCTTAGGCATGACGAGCAAAACCATCAAGTCTCTGGCCAAGGAGTTCGGTTTCACATTCAAACGATCAACGCACGGCGGATACAACGGGCCTGAGCGGCACAAGGAAATTGCTGAGCGCCATGCGAAATACGCCGAGCGGATCAAGGCGTTCAAAGAATTGGGTGTCTCGCGCCGGGTTGTTTGCGGAAAGCTTGCGATATCCAACAGAACGCTGGAACGCATACTACTCGAGTACGGCATCGACTATCCCAAGTTACGCCTTGGAAGCCGAACATGCGCCGCATAGCCCGCACCCAGCAACGCAAACGTCAAACCTGGCTCGCACTGCCGGCCAGCGGAATAGAAGAGGTAGGCCATGGCTGCCGCGCAGAAAGAACGATCAGCAAAGACTGCGGCGAGGCGAAAGACTCGCGGCGAGGAAGAATTGCGACTCCACACCATGGCCGGCACCCGCCAAGCCTTGGCTGACCTGATG